GCCCGTTCTGCGGCGGAGAAGCAATACTTGAAACAGTAGATGGCAACAGCCCAGAAGAGTGCTATATATACTGTCCAGAGTGTGATTTTGAAAGTGGCGTATATAGCGAACCCAAATTTATCATCGAAAAGTGGAACAGGAGGGCCGACAATGGCAACTGTTAAGTGTGCGCTGGGTGAGCGCGGGCGCCCGTCCCACGAATGGAACGACGGTGAAAAAGACCGCATCTACTGCCTCGGTAGGATTGACCCCATGACGGATGCCCCGTTACCGGAATGTTTGGCTTGCTTAGATTTTGTTGACAAGGCACAGGATGACTTGGAGGCGTTTTATGGGAGGGCTGACAATGACTAAATACATCGAGTGTAAAGCGGTGCTTGCGCTGATTCGACCGGACGACCCGAATGACGAACGATGTGCCGTTACGGTCGCGACAGCCAAAAGGCTTATCCGACACGCCTTGGCCGTTGCGCCCGCTGCTGATGTTGCGCCGGTGACGCGGTGTAAGGACTGCAAGTATCGTGAGCGACCGGGGACGGGAAGAACAACTACGAATGAAAGGAGCCAAATTATGAGCATCAATGTAAAGAAGTACACCAAAGACCAGATGGCGAAGATGGTGGAGGACGCGCAGGAGAAGACTGCGGCGCTTGAAGCAGAGATCATCGAGCTGAAAAACTGTATCGACGAGAAGAATGATCTGATTGCCGAATATGCGAATTTAAAGGCGGCGATGCAGCGAAAGAACGCCGCTCTGACTGAGCAGATCAGCCAGATGAACGGCGAGGCCATCAACCGTGAGAACGAAATCGCGAATCTGAAAGCGGACGCGGATGCGCTGCGAAATAAGCTCGCTGATACCGAGGCGGCGCTTGGGCGGGCGAACGATGAGTGCGCTTCTAAGCAAGAGGCCCTTAATGTAATGCGTAATAGACGATACAATGCCGAGCAGCGCGCAAATTACGCAGAAGCCCACCCGTGGCGAAACCTGTGGGCATGGGCCAAGAGAACGCTGAGCCGTGAGTAAGTGGGTCGTTATTACCCGTGGTGATGATGGTACGCCGTGGCCAGATTGGGCGTTTCGGTTCATGTGCCCAGCGTGCAAACTAAAAACAAGCACTGAGAGCAATTTTTGCCCTTACTGCAGAAAGGATATGCGCGATGAATCAAAAGGACATCGACCGGCAACTGCGAGCATTGGACGAGGCGAAAATCACGATTGAAGCGCTGTGGGCGAAGTTGAAGTCTCGTGACGATTTGGTTAATCAGCTGGAAACGGAAAACTACAGGTTGAGACGCAAGGCGGGTGAGGAATGAGCACGTTTCCTGACCGGCTGCGGAGATTGCGCGAGCGCCATCAGTTAAAACGCTGCGTGTTATCTGAGCTGTGCGGGCTGAACCGCAACACAATCAAGCGCTACGAGATGGGGACGCAGAAACCGTCAATGGACGCGCTGATAAGCATTGCTGACTATTTTGGCGTGTCTATTGATTATCTGCTCGGGCGGTCGGACTACCCAAAAAGTTTATAAAAATATTTTGCAAAACTCACTTATAAGTGAGTCAGGGCATTGCAATTATGGGAGAATTGAGCCGCAGAGGTGTAAAAGCCTTTGCGGTTCTCTCATTTATGGCGTTAAACCTCCTGCGCCATAGCGGGGCGCGGTGCTTTTCATCTTTTCACACCGCCCCCCGCGATATGCAGACATAGCTCAATTGGGAGAGCGGCGGCAATTAAGGCGGGATTGCTCGCGACGATGCAGGTTCAATCCCTGCTGTCTGCGCCAAAAGAGGAGAGCCGCTGCCCTGAGAGTGCGGCACGTTGTTGCCCTTCGGGGCGGGTAAAGTCTGCTATGTAAGGCCAAGGGGCGGGGGCTGGTAGCAAAATTGATTTGAGGTGGTGACAATGGCTGCGCGTCTGACAGACCGGCAGAAAAAGAAAATACTGGCGGACTATGTGCAGACGAACAACTATTGCGCCACAGCGAAAATCAACGGCGTGTCCGCAACGACGGTCAAGAACCTTGTGCGGGCGAATGCCGACATTGTGGAAAAGTGCGAGCAAAAAAAGGAAGAGAACACCGCCGATGTGATGGAGTACATGAATGACCACAAAGACCTTGTGTGTTCGTTCATCGGTAAGGGGCTTGAAATGCTCAACGACCCGGAAAAGCTGGCGGCGGCAAATCTCAGCCAGATCACAACGGCAATGGGAACGCTGATTGACAAGTGGGCGATGATAGGCGGCAGCCCTGCCGACACGGGAAGGGAAGACGCGCTCAGTCAGAGCCTAAAGGAAATGGCAAAGGAGCTTGAGAGTGACACATGAATACAGATTTAATGTTTTCCAGTAAAACAGACTTATGGGAAACGCCACAAGATTTGTTTGATAAACTGAATAATGAATTTCAATTTACACTTGATGTGTGTGCAACTCCAGAAAATGCAAAATGCGACAAGTTCTATACGGAGGAACAAGACGGACTGGAACATCCGTGGAAAGGAACCGTGTGGTGCAATCCTCCATATGGGCGCGGCATCGGGCAATGGGTGAGGCGAGCGTTATTTGCATCCGTTAGCGGGTCTACGGTCGTAATGCTACTTCCTGCCAGAACAGATACAAAATGGTTCCACGATTACATATACAAAAGAAACAATGTGGAAATTCGGTTTATTAGAGGACGATTAAAATTTGGCGGAAGTAAAAATTCTGCTCCATTTCCGTCTATGGTAGTTGTATTTATGCCACATGATTAGCCCAAAGCAAGCAAAAATCCTCGCTTTCCCCTATTCCAAGTATGACGCGCTGATCTGCGACGGCGCTGTGCGTTCTGGCAAGACCTCTATCATGATGTGGTCATTTGTCCACTGGGCGATGGAGAATTTCAGCGGTCAGCGCTTCGGTGTGTGTGGCCGCACAGTGGATAGCTGTACCAAGAACATCATCGTGCCGTTTACGGCGATGAGCCTTGCCAAAGAGCGATATATCATTCGCTGGCGGCGTGGTGACAAGGTGATGGAAGTGCGGCGCGGCGCCGTGACGAATTACTTTGAGGTGTTCGGCGGAAAGGATGAGGCCAGCTATACGCTGATTCAAGGCCGCACGCTGGCGGGTGTGCTGCTGGACGAGGTGGTGCTAATGCCGCGCTCGTTCGTGGAACAGTCGCTTGCACGATGTTCTGTGGACGGTGCAAAACTGTGGTTCTCTTGTAACCCCGGCAGCCCGCATCACTGGTTCTATCAGGAGTGGATTAAGCGACACCGCGAACGGAACACACTATATCTTCACTTCGAAATGGCTGACAACCCCGGTTTGAGTGAGAAGACGCTTGCGCGCTACAAAAACATGTATGCTGGCATTTTCTATGACCGGTATGTGCGCGGCCTTTGGGTAGCGGCGGAGGGCGTTGTCTACAAAGACTTTGCCAACAACACCGAAAAGTATTTGATTGATGACCCTTTGAAATGGGCGGAAGAACAGGAAACGAAATTCTCTGTTATTTCCATTGGTGTTGACTTCGGCGGGACAAAGTCTGCGACAAAGTTTCAGGCGACCGGGATTACAAAAGATTATCGTGTGGTCGCACTGGAAGAGGAATACATCAAGAACGAAGAGGTTGACCCTGACGCATTGAATAGGCGCTTTGCCACGTTCTGCCAAATGGTTACGGCAAAGTACGGATACAGCCAGACGCGGGCAGACAGTGCGGAAACGGTGCTGATTCGTGGGTTAGATCATACCGCGCAGAAAATGCACCTCGGGACGCAGGTCAAGAACGCAATGAAATTGCAAATCACAGATAGGATCAGGATTGTGGTGCTGCTGATGAAGCAGGGGCGTTTTAAGGTTTCGCGCAACTGCCCCCATCTGATTGATGCGCTGCAAACTGCGATTTATGATCCTGATAAGTTTGAGGACGAGCGCCTTGACGATGGAACATCTGATATTGACAGCCTTGACGCATTTGAGTACAGCATTGAGCCGTACTACAAGGAATTGGAGCGCGCAGGGCACATGAGGACGGTGAAACAGTGAACATTCGCAGAGCACTTAAAGAATTGGGCTTTGACACGATCAATAGCAAATTCTACGACCTGATCGATGTATGGAAATCATGGTATGACGGCGATGTAAAAGACTTCCACAGTTATACGGTGTGGAATGGCATCGAAGAACTGGAATGCCACAGATATTCCGTCAACATGGGCAAGAAAGTCTGCGAGGACTGGGCAAACCTGCTGATGAACGAGCGCGTGAATATCACGCTTGAGGGCAAGAAGGAGCAGGAATTTGTAGATGCGATTCTTGCCGATAATAACTGGGAAGTCAAATCCAATGAATTGCAGGAGCGGAAATCCGCTGTTGGTACAGTTGCTTATGTTCCAATCATGGAGGATATGAGCGTTGACCCTGATACAGCAGAGATCGCTAACCCCGGAAGAATTCATATCAACTATGTAACCGCTGCAAATATCTACCCGCTGACGTGGGACAATGGCATTATTCGTGAGTGCGCTTTCGCGTGGACAAAACGAGTTGATGATACGGAATATACCTACATTCAGGTGCATCGGCTGAGCGGCGGCGAATATGACATTGAAAACCACCTGTACGATGCGGAGGAAGTTCAATTAACCAGCGTGAGAGGATTTGAAGCAATCCCCCCTGTTGTCCACACAGGAAGCGCCAAGCCGCAGTTTGTCATCGACCGCCTGAACATTGCGAACTCTGATGAAGATAACCCTATGGGCGTTGCAGTGTTCGCTTCCGCCATCGACCAGCTCAAAAGCGTTGATATTACATACGATAGTTATGTGAATGAGTTTGTGCTGGGGAAAAAGCGCATCGTGGTACAGCCGGAAGCAACCAAGGACATCAACGGTAGGCCGGTCTTTGATAAGCGCGAAACGGTTTACTACGTTCTCCCGGAAGATCGCGCATCTGATGGAAACATTTTGCAGCAGGTCGATATGACGCTGCGTACAGCAGAGTTTAACACCGGTATGCAAGATATGCTCAACATATTGTCGAGCAAATGCGGCTTTGGCGAGAATCATTACAAATTTGATCAGACAAGCATTGCCACGGCTACACAGGTCATTAGCGAGAATAGCACCATGTTCCGCACGATTAGGAAGCATGAAATTATCCTCGAGCAAGCGATTACGGGGCTGTGTCGCATTTTGCTTCGCATGGGCAATCGCTATATGGACGCAGGACTTGATGAGGAAGTCGAAATCTCCATTGACTTTGATGACAGCATCATTGAGGACAAAGACGCCGAGTTTAACAAAGAGGAACGGATGCTTTCTGACGGTATTATGAATGATTGGGAAGCTCGTATGCGCTGGTTTAACGAGGACGAGGCGACCGCAAAGGCGGCTTTGCCGAAGATGCAGGACATGACGACCGAAGAAGAAACGGAGGTAGAGTAATGGGCGGTAGAGGTGGAGCCGGTGGCGGCATTGGAGCCGGAGAATCTGGGCGTGGGCGCGGTATGAGCCTTGCTCGGTTTTTGTCACAGCAGGATATTAACCGAGCAAACGCCGCGTCTGTCACTGATATGGGCGATATTATCAGACGCACATTTGAGCGCAACGCTGCTGAAATCAATGGGCTTGAGCTGTCGGACGCTGAAAAGAAGAACGCAGTAAGGCAGATGGCAACTCTCGCAACAACGGCGCTCAAAACGGCGGCAGGAGCAGTCAATCCTTATGCAAGCGGGCCTGCGCGCCTGACAACGGCGCAGAAAACAGGAAGCGCCGCAGACAGAGCTGCAAGAGCGCGCGGTGAAATGGATAGCTACATGCGGAAATTGCGTGACCAGTCCAGTAAAAACCGCAAAGCAGCAGAAAACAAGGCGTTTTCCAATGCCTTTGTAACAGCGCAAAAGTCCGGCGCGTTGGAAGTTACGGTAAACGGCAAGAAATACCGCAGGGCTAACAAGCGCAGCGGCACATGGCGCCCGGTATGATTAACTTTGAAAATCTCGACAAGTTCACATTCCCCGGCATGGGCAAGTACGATATTCCGCAGATCGAACCGGTCAAAGCGTATCCACAAGGGGAATTTGTTCCGGGGAACTATCTTCTTTCGGCAAAGAACCCAGAAGATAAAATCGTGCATTTCTTTATTGACGATTATCAATTTGTAAGGCACTGGAACACGCCGGTCAAGTACATTCCGAAACTGTCGCAGTTTGCGGCGGTATGCGCGCCGGATTTTTCCACATACACAGATATGCCGCTTGCAATGCAGATCTATAACCATTATCGCAAGCACTGGCTGGCGGCATATTGGCAGCTACACGGGGTCACGGTGTATCCGACTATCTCATGGAGCGACAAAAGCAGCTATGATTGGTGCTTTGACGGCGAGCCGGAGGGCGGCGTTGTGGCGGTTTCCTCGGTGGGCACACAGCAGAACAAGGAAAGCAAGCGGCTGTTTCTTCGCGGCTACGAGGAAATGATGAAACGGCTTTCACCGGAATGGGTGATATTTTACGGGAAAGTGCCGGAAGAATGCGACTGGAATGTTATTCGGGTGAAGCCGCACTATGATGAAATCGTGAAACGGAGGAAAGCAAATGAAATATCCGTTTCGGCCGGAAATACTTGATGCCCTTCCCGAAGAGCTGGCGGAGTTGTACCGTGGACTTGAGGACACGCTGTTGATGGAGATATGTTCCCGGCTCAAGGTTGCGGACGAGCTGAACGAGGTCACAGTGCAGGACATCAAGGCGCTGCGGTCGCACGGCATCAATCCGAAAGAGATTGAGAAAGCCATACGCCAGACTACCGGCATCAGCGAGAAAAAGCTAAACGAGCTGATAGACGATGTGGTAGATCGCAACCAAAAGTATTACACCGAGGTCATAGACCTTGCCCGTGTAACACATCCCGACGTGCTGGTAGATGCAACCGCCATTGACGCAATCAGGCGGCAGACGCAGGATGCGTTCCGCAACATCACCGCTTCGATGGGGTTTTTGGTAGACGCAGGGCGGACGATGCTGGAACCGGCAAAAGCGTACCAATGGGCGCTCGACAACGCAGTGATGCAGGTGCAGAGCGGCGCTATCTCCTATAATCAGGCAATCAAGACAGCCGTGCAACAGTTGGCCCAAAGCGGGGTGAAAGTCGTTGACTATGAGAGCGGCCACCGAGATCAGATCGACGTAGCCGCCCGCCGTGCGGTGATGACCGGCGTGAATCAGATTTGCGCAAAGTACACGGAACAATCCGCCGAGTATCTAAACACGCCGTATTTTGAAGTGTCTGCCCATGCCGGGGCGCGAGACAAGCTGGGGCCGTCTCCGTGGTCATCGCACAAGGACTGGCAAGGAAAAGTTTATTCCACCCGCAGCAACGACATTTACCCGAATATTTACGAGGTTTGCGGGCTGGGATATGTCGATGGGCTTGAGGGAGCAAACTGCCGCCACAGGCGATTCAGTTGGGTTGAGGGCGTAAGTGAGCGCACATACACTGATGAGCAGCTTGCCCATATTGATGATGATCTCGGCTGCGAGTACGACGGGAAGAACTACACCGCATACGAAGCCACGCAGATGCAACGGCGCGTTGAGCGAGAAGTGCGCAAACTAAAGCGCGAGAAAGCCGCTTACAAGGCCGCAGGATTGCGCGAAGAGGAACAGTCTGCAAGCATACGGCTGCGGCGGTTAAACGCCAAATACAAAGCGTTCAGCGCAGCGGCAGGGTTGCCGGAGCAGCGGGAGAGAACGAAGGTGCTGTATTGAACTGGGAAGAAGTCAAAAAGGCAATCGATGCAATTTTGAAGCGCGGAAACGATGCTGAAATACGCCGAAAAGGCGACGGGTACATCGTTTTAGAGGTTAAGAAAACAATCAAATACAGCACTTCCGCGCAATAGGGCGTGGGAAAGGGCAATAGGAGCCAACTTGTAAGGAACGCTTACAGGTTGGCTCTTTTCCTTTCAGGAGGGAACGCATGGCTAACAGCAAAGTCACCATTTTAGGCACAGATTACGAAATTGTCGTTAAAAAGTACAGCGACGATGAGGCGTTTGAGCGCAGGAGCATTGACGGATATTGCGACCACCTTTTAAAGCAAATCGTAATTTGCGACATGACAACCTATAAGGGGTGGGAAAACGAGCCGGTAGAAACGGCAAAAGAGTCTCAAAAGCAAACGCTGCGGCATGAAATTGTACACGCATTTTTCAACGAAAGCGGTCTTTCGGATAGCGGACTTTCTTTTGAAGGGGCATGGTGCAAAAACGAGGAGCTTGTCGACTGGATCGCGTGGCAAGGCCCGAAAATCCACAAGGCGTGGGAAATGGCGAACGCAATTTAGAACAGGTAAAACCCGCGAGGTATAGCGGTTTTTATACAATCTATCGCCGCGACGGACTGCGGACAAGGGAAAGGAAGATAGAACAATGGCACTTACACGAAAACTTTTGAAGGGTATGGGGCTTACCGATGAGCAGGTAGATACCATCATCGAAGCGCATACCGACACTGTGGACGGTCTGAAAGCGGATGTAAGCCGATACAAGGCCGATGCGGAGATACTGCCAAGCGTCCAGAAGCAGTTGGATGACCTCAAGGCAGCGGGTGACGGCGGCTATAAGGAAAAGTACGAGAAGGAACACTCGGACTTTGAAGCTTATAAATCCGGCGTCACGGCAAAGGAAAGCAAGGCGGCAAAGGAAAAGGCCGTGCGTGCTTACTTTGAGAGCAAAAACATCACCGGCGCGAATCTCGACCTTGCTATGCGCGGCTGCGGCGAAGAAATGGCCGCATTGGAGCTGGACGGAGAAAAGATCAAGGACACCAAGTCTCTTGATGCGCTCGTAGACGGCACTTACAAGGGGCTTGTCTCCAAGCAGACCGTTCGCTTCGACACTGGCGCGCGCTTTAACGGCGGCGGGAAACCGATGACAAAGGACGAGATTATGCAAATCAATGACAGAGCGGAGCGGCGCGCTGCAATCGCCGCAAATATGGATTTGTTTAGAAAGGAAGAATAAAAATGGCTGCTGATCCTAAACTCATTAAGAAAGCTGACCTCGCGCGTGTGCGCGAAATTGAATTTACCGAAATGTTCGGCTATTCCATCAAAAAGCTGATGGAGGCCTTGGGTGTGACCCGCAAGATCGCAAAGCAGGCTGGAACTGTGCTCAAGAGCTACAAGGCCACTGGCACGCTGGAGAGCGGCGCTGTTGCTGAGGGTGAGACCATCCCCCTTAGCAAGTACAAAACCGAAGCCGTGAACTACAAGGAGATCACGCTTAAGAAGTGGCGCAAAGCCACCTCTGCCGAAGCAATCACCGATCGCGGCTACGATCAGGCAGTAGAGATGACTACCGACGAAATGCTCAAGGACGTCCAGAAGGGTATCCGAAAAGACTTTTTCGACTTCCTCGCAACCGGCACGGGCACGGCATCTGGTGCGACCTTCCAGGCAACCTTGGCACAGGCATGGGGCCAGCTGCAGGTGCTGTTTGAAGATGACGAGATCGGTGCGGTGTATTTTCTGAACCCGCTGGACGTTGCTGACTACCTCGCAAGCGCAAACATTACCTTGCAGACCGCGTTCGGCATGACTTACGTTGAGAACTTCCTCGGCCTTGGCACCGTGATTCTCAACTCCAGCGTTCCCAAGGGCAAGATTTACGCCACCGCCAAGGACAACATTGTCCTGTACTACATCCCTGTGAACGGCGCTGATCTTGGCGAGGTGTTCGATTTCACCACCGATGCCACCGGCTATATCGGTATCCATGAGGAGCCCGATTACACCAACATGACCGCATCTGACACCGTTATCAACGGCATGGCTCTTTTCGCTGAGCGTATCGACGGCGTGGTGGTCGGCTCCATCACTCCGGCGGTGGGGGGCTAACTGAACTGCTGAATGAGCCTGACCCTGACACCCCGGCTTTCTCCAACATGACAAAAGCTGAAATGCTTGAGTATGCCGATGAAAACGGGGTGGAAGGGGTCAGCAGTTCGATGAAAAAGGCTGAAATTCTCGCAGTTTTGGAAGGAGGGCACTGATGACTTACGCAGACTTTGAATACTACTCCGGCACTTACATGGGTGCCGTGAGCGAAAATGACTTTCCGCGTCTGGCTGTCCGGGCCAGCTCCTTCCTCGATTACTACACGCAGAACCGGGCAAAAGATAACGCTGATCTGGACGCGGTAAAGATGTGCTGTTGCGCGCTGGTAGATAAGTATGCAGTCATCGAGGCGGCGCAGGCGCTGGCGCAGAAAAACCTTGCCAACGCCGCCGCCGGTGACGTGGAGATCAAAAGCGAAACGGTAGGCAGCTATTCCAGAACGCTTGCGACGGGCGGGGAAGCAGCCCTGTCCGCGCTCAGTGCAACGGACGGAGCAAAGAAGCTGCTTGCGGAAACGTGCATGGAATGCCTTGCACATACCGGGCTGCTGTATCGCGGAGGTGGTTGTAGATGTACGCTCCCCACACTGTAACGCTTTACAACGTCGTGCAGGAGATCGACCAGACAACGCTTGATGAGGTCGAAAAGGTCTATACCACAATCCTGCGCGGTGTGATGCTGCAAGCGTCGAAGGGCGTGAACGTGCGCGAAAGCGGCCTTGAGAGCGCGGACGCTGTAAATTTGTATATCCCGTTCTCCGTGGAAGCAGTGGACGGTAAGACGGGCGCTGCAAAGGCTTACGCAAAACCGCAGGAGTTCGCCAAAGCCGCAGACAGAAGCGGACTATGGACGCTCTCGTATAACGGCAATGGCGGCGAGACGGTGTTTGTTAAGGGTGAGTTTATCTCCGACAATATGACCGTCGTGCAGTATCACGATGACTGCTACAAAGTGACGAAGGTCGACGCGATGGACTACGGTAGCCCCGATATGCAGCACTGGGAAGTCGGAGGCGCGTAATGGGCATCAAGTTTTCCGTGCATACCGATGGAATGGGCGCTGCAAGGACTGTCATTGCAAAGGTTTGTACGCGCGCTGAGCACGTTTTAGCCGAGCAGATGGAGAAAGACACGCAGCCTTTTGTGCCGTCCTCTGGAGCTGCCGCAGGGCTTATGAACAGGACGCGTGTCATTGGAAACAGTATTGTATATCCGGGACCTTCTGCCCGATACCTCTACCGCGGAAAGCTGATGGTAGACCCTGAAACTGGCAGCTCTTGGGTGCGAAAAGGCGAACACAAGGTAGTGACAGATCGGAATTTGGTGTTCAGAACAGATGTTAATCCCCAAGCACAAGCCCATTGGTGCGAAGCATCGAAAGCACAAAATCTTGACAAGTGGTTGCGCGTGGCAGAAAAGGCGGTGAAGAAGTACGGAACAGGTTAAAAAGACAGTCTCGGCAGCGGAAGAAGATCAAGTTTCCCGAAAGCTGCTTGCGTGGTTAAACACGTTTCCTGACAAGCCGGTTGATTTGATTCGGTTCGAATTTCTTCCCGCCGATACTGCGGCGATGGCGCTGTCTACGATTCAGGCGGCATACATCGTACAAAAATACATCCTCGGTGGATATCAGGCGGAATACCAATTCAAGGTCATCTACCGAATGAAACCGGGGAATAGCAACGACAAGCGGCTCAAAGCTGACGAACTGCTTAACGCCTTGGGCGATTGGGCGGCAAGCGAGACACCGCCTGACATTGGCGACGGCCACCGCGTCATTCGCATTGAGCCGACAACGCGATCCTCGCTTTTCGCTGTGTATGAAAACGGCGACGAGGATCATCAAATCCTTATGAAAATGAACTACGAGGTGATTAAAAATGGCTGATATGACCTTTAACACCACGGCGGGGCAGACCGTAGACCGCGAACTTCTGATCGCGTACCTCAACACGGGCGAAACCGGAACCCCCACGTGGTCTCCCCTCGGTACGCGCGTTACGGATTCCAGTATGGAATACGACTGGCAGGAGGATTCTTCGAAGGATATTCTCGGCACGACGCGCACGACCATGAAGAAACCCATCATCACGCAGACCTTTGACCCGTCTGATCTGGACGCTGGCGATCCCGCCATCGTCAAGGTTTGGAATCTCGCGGTCAAGGAGCAGAACGCGGCGGCGCTGGCGAATCAGGACGTGCTGATTGTCCACGCCTATGCAGGCACGGCAAAGACCGCAGTATTTGCGGAGCGCTATTCGTCCTGTATGGTCAAGCCCTCTTCCCTCGGCGGCGAGGGCGGCGGCTTTATCGGTATGCCTATCGACGTGACGCTCGGCGGCACGCGCACCATCGGCACTGCCGCTATTTCCGGCAGCACGGTCACTTTTACCGAGGGCGAATAAATAGGAGGGCATCATGCGGGAACTTAATTTTGACGACGGCCTTGTAACTTATACCGTAAACGGGAAGTGCCAAGTGTCATTCAACCCTACCGACAGCAATTTTGTCGAAAAGCTGTATCTTGCTTTTGAAGACCTTGACAAAAAGCAGGATGGATATAAGGCGCAGATCGAAAAGATGGGTGATAAAAAGCAGATTTTTGCTTTTGCCAGAGAGAGAGACCGCGAAATGCGGGACATTATCAATTCTGTCTTTGATGCACCCATTGCAGACGACCTTTTCGGCGACAGGAATGTTTACGCCTTGGCGGAAGGCGTTCCTGTATGGTGCAACTTTATGCTCGCCATTATGGATGAGATCGACAGTACGTTCTCGCGTGAGCAGAAATTCACGAATCCGAGGATCAAAAAGTACATCGACAAAGTGCAGAAGCATTAATCGGAGGGCGGTATGAGTTACGGACTTCCTAAAAGCGTAGAGATCAGCGGGCAGAGCTTTGCCGTTCGGTATGACTTTCGAGTGATACTGACGATATTCGAGGTTCTGGACGATGAAGAACTCAGCGACGAAGAACGAGCTTATACCGCCCTTCGTCTCTTCTTTGTTGACTTTGATTCAATTCCCGACTACGACGAAGCGATCAAACAGCTGTTTTGGTTTATCAACGGTGGGCAATACCCTGATGATAAAAAGAAAGAGCCGGAGATCATTGATTGGGCGAAAGATTTTCAGTTTATCGTTTCCCCTGTCAACCGAGTGCTTGGGAAAGAGATTCGCGAAAGCGAATACGATCCAGATACCAACACTGGCGGTACGCACTGGTTTACTTTCTTGTCTGCTTATATGGAAATTGGCGATTGCTTCTTTGCGCAAGTCATCCGCATTCGAGAACTAAAGGCGAAAGGAAAACCCTTAGACAAGTCAGACCGAGAATTTTACCGACGCAATAAAGATGTGGTCGATATCCCGAAAAAGGTCTCGAAAGAAGAAGCGGATACGCTTAGTGCATGGTTGGGGAAAAAAGAACCGGCTCACGAATGAGCCGGTTGAAATTAAAGAGAGACTTGTTTGTTTTCATTTTTCTTTAAGTACGCATAAATTTTGCTGATTTTCTTCCCGTTCTGAGGTGCAGAGGTCACGTCAAATACAATGTATTTAACTTCTGGATCAGCCTGATATGCAAAGATAAGGTACTGACGGACAATTTTCGTTTTCTTCTTCTGTGCTGACCCTCCAAGCGCCGCGCCGATTGGGCCAAGTAAAATACCGCCCGCGATTGCGCCGCCGACGCTTGAAACGTATTGGGTCTGGATATCCTGCGGTGTCATAACAGACACATCGATTAGCTTTTCTGGCGAAAGCGTAAATGTTTGTCCGCTCGCTGAAAATGAAATAGATTCTGGGGAGCACATGGCGGAGCAGATAGACCCTGCTGCAAGGTCAAGCCCGCCGACAAGTTGCAGCTTGCACTTTACTGTTTGGATTTTAATCTTTTCGTCATAAGTCTGCGGTACGGCTTTATTAACGGCCAGAATCCCTAATGGGATAGGTATTGTTAGAAGGGCAACGCCAACCCATACTGGCATAGTTTCTTGGCCTTCTGGCGTTGTAGCAACTCCTACAATTAGGATCAAAAGAAACGATGCAAAGAAGACAACAAGGAATAACAAGGTTCTTTTCAATGCTTTCATTCTATTTCCCTCCCATTAAATACGGTTCTTTTACCATATCACAGCAAAAAACTAAAAGCAAGGTGGTGATTTTATGGCAGCGGACGGTTCGGTAGTTTTCAGCGTGGATCTGGACGACAAAGACGCTCAAAAAGAACTGAATAAACTGGTTAAAAAAATCGACACGCTTAACGATAAAATTTACCAGAAACAGCAAGACAAAATGCCGCTGGCAAAGCAGTCGGCAGAAATCGCGGCAAATCTCGATGCGGCAAAAGCGACGCTTGATTCAATGCACAGCGGCAAAGAGTTTTTTACGGCGGATTCCATCAAGGCACAGGAAAGCACTGTGAAATCTTTGCAAAAAGAGTATGACGCCGTTACAGCTAAAGTTGAGAAGATGGACGCTTCAATTCAGTCCGATACGGCAAATCTCGATAAGATGAAGACAAAAGCGGGGGAGCTTTCCGAAAAAATCTCCAGCACAAAAAACGGTGTTTTCGGGATGGGTGAGGCGACTAAAAAAGCCGACGAATACATGTCCCGCTTCGTTAACCGAGTAAAGAAGCTCGCTCTCAGGGCGTTTGTGTTTACTCTTATTACAAGGGCATTATCCGTTGTTCGTGATTATGTCTGGAAAGTCATCCAAGTAAATGACGAAGCCGCAAAAGCTATTGGACGCTTAAAGGGCGCGTTGCTCACTTTGGCACAACCGCTATTAAGTGTAATTGTTCCCGCCTTTACAGCGCTTGTGAACATCCTTACAAAGGTTATCAGCGTTATTGCAAACATTGTATCGATGCTTTTTGGAACAACGGCAAAAAAATCAGAAGCGGCGGCAAAAGGACTTTATAAAGAAGCAGATGCTATCGGTAGCGTCGGTTCGGCGGCAAAAGAAGCAAAAGGGAATCTTGCTAGTTTTGACGAGATCAACACGATTTCCACATCAAGCAGTGGAGGCGGCGCTGCGGCTGCGCTTGCAGATCGGCTTTCTCCCGTGTTTGAACAGTTTACGACCGACGAGTACAAAGCAAAGATCGACGAGCTTACGGCATACCTTAGCGGCGCGCTTTTAGCTCTTGGCGCAATTCTGTGTTTTTCCGGCGCAAATATCCCCCTCGGAATCGCACTTATGGCGGCGGGCGCGATTGGGCTTGTTACACTTATTAAAGAAAACTGGAACGCAATGTCTGACCGCCTTAGAGCTGCACTGACAAATGTGCTTTCGGTGCTGGGCCTTTTTGCCCTCGCCATTGGTGCGATTTTGTGTTTATCTGGCGCAAACATCCCCCTCGGCATTGGGCTTATGCTGGCAGGCGCGGCTATGCTGGGAACGGCAGTCGCCTTGAACTGGAATGCAGTAAACGACAAAACAAAAAATACATTGTCGGCCTTAATGATGGCGCTCGGAATGACCTTGCTTGCCATCGGCGCAGTGCTTTGCTTTTCGGGAGCAAACTTACCTCTCGGTATTGGGTTAATGATTGCGGGTGCAGCATCTATTGCGGCGTCGGTCGCCATGAACTGGAACACAGCCCCCGAAAAGACAAAAGCCGCAATCAAATCTCTTATGGGTTCGATTGGCGTCTCGCTTATCGCTATCGGTGCGGTTCTGTGTTTCTCCGGCGCAAATCTTCCACTTGGCATTGGGATGATGATTGCTGGCGGCGCGGCTATTGCCGCTGCATCTGATCTGGATTGGAGTGCACTTCTTACCAAGCTTAAAGAAATGTGGCAGAACATTAAACAGTGGTGGAATACCAGCGTTTCGAAGTTTTTTACTGCTGATTACTGGAAAGCGTTAGGTCGAAGGATTATTGACGGCCTTTTGTCCGGCTTAAAAGCCGCATGGGAGAGCGTAAAAACGTGGGTGGCTAATGCCGTTAGCTGGTTTGGGAAAAAATTTGTTGAAGCGCAGAATTCTATTGCAAGATCGAATTCTGGCCGAAGCGGAGGATTTGGAACCAGAAGTGGCGGCTTTGGAAGTCCTTCTCGCGCTCCTTCGATTAGCCGTGTCTCCGCTCCTGCATTGGCTCGCGGCGCAGTCATTCCCCCTAACAAAGAATTTCTCGCCGTGCTGGGCGACCAGAAGAGCGGAACGAATATCGAAACGCCGCTTGCAACGATGGTTGAAGCATTTAAGCAGGCTATGTCGGAATCCGGCGGCGGTACGACCACGGTTGTTATCCAGCTCGACGGCAAGGAAATCGCACGCAGCACCGTGAAGAACATCAACAACATGACACGCGCGGCTGGTAAGCCCGTGCTGCTGTACTAAGGAGGGGCACCATGGAAGTCCTTATTATCAACGGCACGGACTACTCGTCCACAATCGCAACTAAGGGATACGGGTGGAGCAGAAACGATCTCGACAGCGACAAGACCACCCGTACCAAAGATGGCACGATGCGGCGCGACAAGATCACCACCAAGCGAAAACTGAGGTATACAACGCACTCCGTCAAGCGTGACGTGCTGGCAAAACTTGATGACGATCTGAACAAACCCACATGTACAGTCCAATACCTTGACCTGCATGGCATGAGAACAAGCACGTTTTACTGCTCGTCGATGGAATGCACGCTTGAAGAAGCGGCAGACGATAATGAGGTGTGGGGCGGCGCGACGTTTAATTTGACTGAGGTGTGATATGGGGCAGACGACAAGTGCGCTGTGGCGCGAGCTGCTTCACAAGCCCGGAACGGAACGGGAATACAAATTTACTATCGCCGGAACGGAATATGGCAAAGATGCGGAAGTGTCGCATTCTGTCGAATCGCAGTTGTTTGAAGAATTCGGCATCGGCAACGCCTGCTGCGCAACATTAAAACTGGCACTGTATGCGAACAACGTACCGCGCGCCGCGACGATCAAGCGTTATCTCAGGCTTGTTAATGGCAGTCAGGCAACAGACTGGATCCCAAAAGGCGTGTTTTTTACCAACCGCCGTTCTTGCGATGGGAATTATTGGGAACTCGAAGCATACGACGCTATGAGGAAAGCTGACGTTGTGTGGGAGCCAGACCAGTCGCTTAACTTCCCGATGACTATGCCTGACGCTGTGAACATCTTTTGCCAGTTGATGGGTGTAGAGCTGGACAGCCGAACAGTTCTCAATAGCTCATATACCATCGACTATCCCGCAAATGATTATACCATTCGCAATGAGCTATGTTTTATCGCAGCGGCGCACGGCGGGAATTGGATTATCACCGACGCAGGGAAACTGTTGCTTATTCCGCTGTTGTCCATGCCTACCGAGACAAACTATCTCATTACAGAAGCGGGCAGCGCTATTACGTTTGGAGGGGTGAGGATTCTTGTCTGATAAATATTACGTCGGCGGAGACGTTACAAGCTTTGCCGACAATGGCAAGTACAAGCCTATCTCCCGCGTGACGTTGCTCGTGGATGATGAAAATAGCCTGACGGCAGGCGATGATACCGGCATGGAGATTGTCGCAAGCTGCCCTCACGCTACGCAGCCAATGGTAAACGCTTTACTGCAAACCATAAAAGGTTACCAGTATCAGGCATACGAAGCAGGCGCGGCAAACATTGACCCAGCTGCAGAGTTGGGGGATGGCGTGACAGTTGCGGGCGTGTACTCTCCGTTGTCTAAAATCTCCGACGATGGCCGCGGATATGCTGGTATTTCGTCCCCCGGAGAAGCGGAGATGGAAGACGAATATCCGTCCGGGGGGTACATCACGCAGGAATTTAACCGCAAGATTGCCGAAACACGAGCAACGATCACCAAGACCAGCGAGGCGATCATGCTCAAGGTCGAGGGCATCGACGGCAAGTACACTGAGGTCAAGACCACGCTGAACGGCCTGACGGTGACAGACGCAAGCGGCACGACCAAGATCAAGGGCAGCAGCATCGAAACGAAAAATCTGTACGTCGATGCGGCGAATATCAAGGGTACGCTGACAGCCGACCAAATCCAGACCGGCAGCATCCGCGTCGGCGATCTCAAGGACGGCTCGAATTATGCTACGAAGACCTACGTCGACAGCAACGCGGGTCTGAACGCAAACGAGGTCGACAATGCGATCGCAACGTACATTGACAGCACTTCTATCACGGCGCAGAAGCTGCGCGGTCAGACGGTGGAACTGCTGGCTAACAGCAATACCAAAGTGGGCGAAATTTCGCTTGTCGAGACGAATGTTGACTACGGTATCGGCATCAAAACCCTCTATGGCGGTATCAAGCTGGAATCGGCGACCAATGTATACCTAAAAGCCAGCGGCCCCTACGGTGGATTTATCACGCTGTCCAACAACATTGTGTCGCTCGGCGGCGGCGAGCTGTATATCGGCAGCCAGATGTACGGAGATAACTTACCGGCCGGTAGCTGGGGAAAACTGTTTTTCCTCCGTTCGGTGAGGTGACGCATGGCAAGTTTTAGCGTCAGCGTTACGGCGACGGGGTCGACGACAGCCGTTCTCAACGGCACGTTTTACGGAGACAGCTACCACGACCGAGCGCGTGCGATCTACGTGACCGGCATTCTGGGGTACGGGTATTACTTGACTTCGAACGAGGATTCCGGCGCGAACAACACGTTTACGGATTCGTTCGACGGACTTACCCCCGGCAAAACCTACGATTGGAAGGCAGTGCTTTGCTATTGGGACACCAACCTCAATCAATGGGTGGAGACCAGCTATTCCGACAGCGGATCGTTTACCACAGAGGGCGGCACTACGGGCGGCGCGGTGTACATCTACACGGATATGTGGCGAGCGTATACGCCGTACATCTACACGGACACGTGGAGACCCTACAACGCAGAAATCTACACCGACTCTTGGTGGGAGTCAGGATAAGGAGGCACTATGAAAAAGCAGGTAATGCAGATTCTTGACAGCGCATTTAATACACTGTCCTCAGTGATGATCTCCGCGAACGACGCGGAGAAGATGGCAAAGGTCAAGGGAGAGCTGCGGCAGGCATATGCGATCCTCGAGCGGCTCGACCAGCAGGCGGCGCACGTACCCGCAGAGCCGCCCGCGAAAGCTGCCGAGACAGAAAGCGAGGTAACTGATGGCTGATAAAGCAATTTCCGACCTCACTCAAGCGTTACAGATCACCAACGAAGACCTTTTTGTGCTTGAGCAGGGCGGCGAGGCGAAGAAGCTGAGAGGCTCGCAGGTCGTGCAGTATGCCAAGGATTCCGTTGCGGCAGAGGTGCAGGGCGTCAAGGAGTATGCCGACAGCGCCAAGGCATCGGCTAACGCGGCGGCTGCATCGGCTGAAAAGGCCGCGGGCGCTGCGCAGGGCATCGACGACAAGGTTGCGGCGGCTGACGCGTCCGCAAAGGCAGCGGCATCTTCTGCGGCTGCGGCTGCTGCATCTGCGACCGGCGTTGACGAGAAGGTGCAGGCCGCGAAGACAGCGGCAACCAATGCGGCAAAGTCTGAGACGGCGGCAAAGGCTGCACAGACCGCTGCCGCCAACGCGCAGAAAGCGGCGGAGAGTGCACAGACCGGCGCACAGAGCGCCAAAACGGCGGCGGAATCGGCACAGGAAGCCGCTGAGAGCGCAAAGGACGCGGCGGCGGGTAGTTCGACCGCTGCGGGGCAGAAAGCCACACAGGCCGCTCAGAGCGCCGAGGACGCGGCATCTGCCAAGTCTGCGGCGGAAACGGCAAAGACCGATGCACAGGCGGCGCGCGACGCCATCGTCAACATGATCGTCGAGGCGGTGACACTTGAGACGGGCAAGCCCGCCACGGTAAGCAAGTCCCTTGTGGACAATGTTTACAAGCTGGTCTTCGGCCTGCCTCGCGGCGGCACTGGCGCACAAGGGCCGCAGGGTGCAACCGGCAACGGCATTTCCGGCATCGCGCTCAAGAGCGGTACGCACGCCCCCGGCACGAGCGACGTCTATACCATCACCCTGACGGACGGCACGACGTTTGACTTTGCGGTCTATAACGGGGCGAACGGTCAAGGCGCTGGCGATATGCTCGCAAGCGTCTACGACCCGCAAGGCAAGCATCAGGACGTGTTTAAGTATGTGGATGACGCTATCGGGGCAATCCCTACGCCGGATGTGTCCGCACAAATCAAGGCGCACAACGAGAGCAAGACGGCGCATCCTTACATTCGCGGGCTGATTCCGACAAAAACCTCGCAGCTTAAAAACGACAGTGGCTATCTGACACAGCACCAGGACATTTCCGGTAAGCTGGACAAGACCGGCGACGGCAGTAACGTCACGGCGGCGTTCACTGCGGCGACTACCCGCTCGAACATTGCGACGGGCGAGAAGCTCTCCGTGCTGTTTGGCAAAATCGCAAAATGGTTCGGCGATTTGGGGAGCTTGGCCTTTAAGAGCACGGTCGCCAAATCTGACCTTGCGTCGGATGTGCAGACGAGTTTGGGCAAGGCAGACAGCGCTTTGCAGAGTGCGCCGGTTACAAGCGTTAACGGCGCAACCGGCGAAGTGAAAGGCACATTTTATGTGACAGTGACGCAAGGAGACAATTATAGCGTAACTGCCGACAAAACGGCTGCGGAAGTGTATAAGGCCTATGCGGCGGGCTACGCCGTGTATGCGATTACAAAATTTCCTGGGATGGATGTACCTTTTGTGTTGCCGCTTGTGTCGGCGGTGGGCATGCGTGATATGATACTTCTTGGCTTTGCCGCGCTCGGCTCGTTAAGTCCGATAGCCGCGCCGAATTATCCGGTGGTAGCGTATGACGGAGCTGCTAGAAAGTGGGAAGCTTGGTTTGGAACGCTGGCGAGAGCGTCCGATATCCCAACGATTCCGACGGCACTCAAGAACCCGAATGCACTTAACATCAAGATCGGCGATACGACGACGAGCTACGACGGAAGCGCGGCGAAAACCGTGAAAATTCCAGAAGGTGGGCCGACCATGCGCAAGGTGACGCTGCCGGTGACGGGCTGGAATTCCAGCACCAAGCAGCAGAGCGTGACCGTGACTGGCGTTCTCGCCGACGGCACAAAGCAGAGGGTGATCTGCTCCCCCGTTGATGAAAGCTACGACAGCGCGTGGAATTCCTGCTATGTGCAGTGCGTCGGCCATGGGGCGGATTCGCTGACCTTCCAGTGTGACGAAATTCCGACAGCAGCTGTGGAGGTTTTTGTGTCGATCCAGCCGGTCAGCTTTGCATCGTGAGGTGAGGACATGATCGTAAACTATCCAAGAATGAGGCGCCGTGCGGCATGGCCGAACGACCTCGATACAGCATTAGAATTTTCATCGGCAAATCCATTTTCGATTTCCGCGCCAAAAAACTGGGACGGCAAATTAGAATATACCAACGGAAGCGAATGGAAAACGTGGGATGGGAGTGAAATTACCTCCGGCGAAAACGGGAGTGATCATTGCATTTATCTCAGAGGGACAGGGAATTCAAAAATAACCGGAATTGTTTTCAGTTTCGCAAAGTGGCACATTAGCGGGACGAATATTGCCTGCAACGGGGATATTGACTGCCTATTAGACTACTCGACCGTAAAAGGCGGCAATCGCCCCGCAATGGCGAACAACTGCTACTCCTCCATGTTTTATGGTTGTACGAGCCTTACGGCAGCGCCGTCGCTGCCCGCAACCACGCTGGCGACCAACTGCTACTCCTCCATGTTTTATGGTTGTACGAGCCTTACGGCAGCACCGTCGCTGCCCGCAACTACACTGGCGAACAGTTGCTACAACTCCATGTTTTATGGTTGTACGAGCCTTACGGCAGCACCGTCGCTGCCCGCAACTACACTGGCGAACTACTGCTACAACTCCATGTTTTATGGTTGTACGAGCCTTACAACAGCGCCGTCGCTGCCCGCAACCACGCTGACACTGGCGAACTACTGCTACTCCTCCATGTTTTATGGCTGTATAAAAATCAAACTATCTACCACGGCGTCCGGAACATATACCAAGTCGTACCGCATCCCAAAAAGCGGAACCGGGACAACAGCTTCAAGTGCGCTTAATAATATGTTTGCCAATACAGGAGGCACATTCAAAGGAACGCCGGAAATCAACACCACCTACTATTTGGATGAATCCAACACCATTGTGTAAAGGAGGCCAAGCATGGCAGAATTTATCAAAGTTGGCGGGCAGGAGTACCCTGCGACGCTGATCTACAACTACAAAGACCGCAACTGGGATATGCGCGAGACGCAGACGGTGCACCTCACCATGCCCTACGCGGAGGCGGCGGCGCTACTACCTGACAACACGCCGTGGAGCATCGTACAGCGCGAAACGGTGGACGTGCTGGACGAGCAAGGGAAGCCCACGGGCGAGACCAAAGAGGTCGTCAACGAGTACGACAACAGCGAATACAGCATCGCTGGCGACATAACTGACCACCGCGACGGCACGGTCAGCATTAAGATGGGCAAGCCCACGGAATCCGAGCTTTCAGAGGCGACCGTCACGGCGCTGGTCGGCCAGAGCATCACGCCGCAGCGCGCCGCAGCGCTGCGACCGGTCATCGAGCAGGCCAGTGCGTCGCTCTCTGACGGCGAGGCGGCGAAGTCGCCCGAGCTGTTCCCGCGCTGGGCGGATCACATCGGCGAGACCGTCAAGCCCGGCGACCGCCGCAGCGATATGGACGATAACGGCGTGCTGCACGTCTACCGCGTCAACAAAGGTCAGGGTCACACTACTCAGGCCGACTGGCCTCCGCACAGCACTCCCGCAATGTGGACTATCATTGACCTCGAGCATGCTGGTACTCAAGATGACCCGATTCCGGCCGCTCGTGGTATGGAGTACACTTATGGTCTCTACTACAAAGACCCCGAGGACACTAAGCTGTACCTGTGTGAGCGTATTGGTGAGGCCGCGGGCGGGAAGATCGTCTTGCAGTATTTGCCGCACGAGTTGGTGGGGAATTATTTCACGGCGGTCTAAGGCCGCAGAAAGGGAGCGGGATATGGATAATGCAAAGCACTACGATGACGCAGAGATCGCGTTGATCGAAAGCCGATGCAAGAGCAATACGCACCGCATCAACGAGTTGCAGGAGCACCAAACGGCGCTTGACAGGCTGGCAACGTCGGTCGAAGTGCTGGCGACCAAGCAGGAAACCGTTGAGGGCGACGTCAAAGAAATCAAAGAGGACGTGAAAGCCATCACGGGCAAGGCTGGGAAACGGTGGGACAGTCTGGTCGACAAGGCTCTCGCAGCGCTGGCGGGCGCGTTTATCGCGTGGCTGCTGTCGGGGGGGGGCTTATGAAGAAACTGAGAAAGCGGGACAAGTACGTCATCGCGGCAGTGCTCAACCTCTGCTGGTACTGCATTGCGGTTCTCGTATTGACCGCGCATGACAAGGTAGTGCCGGACAGTCTGACCGTCGCGTGGTTCGCTGCGTGGACGGCAGAACTGGCGCTGCTGGCGGGAATCAAAATCAAAGGAAAGGACGAATAACATGGAACTGATTCGCAAGAGAATGGCAAACCTGATGAGCGTCAAGAGCATCGTGACGCTGGTGCTGACGGGAGTATTTGCGTACATGGCCGTCACGGGCAACATCTCGCAGGACTTTATGACGATCTATGCGGTCATCATCGCGTTCTACTTCGGCACGCAGAGCCAGAAGGCACAGGACGTGATCGACAAGGGGGCGTAAGCATGGCGAGAGCAGAAGACATCCTTGCCATCGCGCGCAAGGAGATCGGTACGGTGGAGCAGCCGGGCAACCGCCAGAAGTACGGCAAATCCTACGGCATGGACGGCGTGTACTGGTGCATGCAGTTCGTGTGGTGGTGCTTTCAGCAGGCGGACAAGCAGCTCTTTTACGGCGGCGGGAAGACCGCAAGCTGCGGAGAGCTGATGAACTACGCCACGTCCGGCTATCAGCCGGGCGACGTGCTCATCTATGACTTTCCCAACACGAAGGTCAAGACCGATCATACGGGCATTTGCGAGAGCGTAAGCGGGCAGTACGTGATAGCCATCGAGGGCAACACGTCAAGCGGCGCAGCTGGCAGCCAGTCCAACGGCGACGGGGTGTACCGCCGTAAGCGCAAGCTGTCGCTCGTGGTAGGCGCATACCGCCCGAAGTATGAGGCGAGTTACCGTGAACTGCTCAAAAAGCGCTCTGGCCTTGAGGACAAGACGATGGACTACCTCGCGGCGTACAAGTACGGCAGTGACCTGATTCGCAAGCTCGCGACGATGAAATAATTGTGCCCGAATCGGGCACGGAAAGGAAAACGGGCGGGAGGCCTGCAATGTCTCCCCTCGCGTGAGCGCTCTGCAAGCCCCGGTGCATAGCATGGACAAGCAGCACCGAGCGATCCGCGCGCAATTATCCTCTATGGCCCCGAAGCGGGCTGTGGCGTATATTTTATCTTTTGAGCTGCCAGCGGACGAGGCGGCGTGCATTATCGAGTGCGACGTGCGACGCAAGAGCTACGCGCAAGTGTGTGCAGCGCTGCACCTATCGCCGGAGGCGGTCAACCGTTGCCGCAGGCGGGCATACAAAAAAATAGCAGATGGGCAAAGAGAGCACCGAGGTTAATCGGTGCTCTCTTTTTACCTAAAAAGGCTTTTGAAGTATTTTTTGACCAAATATTGACCAAACGATGACCATTTGCAGGGCGCGATCCACGGTATGATTGAGGCAACAAAAGGAGGTGCGCGAAATGTATGACCGACTTTTAGCTTTGGGCTTTACGGAGCAAATGGCGATGGACATTTTGACGCTGTTTCCTGATCCTGACGAACTGCGCACTTACGTTTATTTTGCGGAGCTTTTTCATGTATAGCTATTTCAACCCGAATCCAAACGGACGCAACGTGTCGGACTGCACCGTGCGCGCGATCTGCAAGGCGACCGGGAAAGACTGGGGCGAGGTCTATTTAGCACTGTGCATACAGGGGTACTTAGACGGCGATCTTCCCAATGCAAACGCTTGTTGGGGCTCATATCTGCGATCGCTCGGCTATCGTCGTTATATCATACCGGACACTTGCCCGGACTGCTACACGGTCGGTAAGTTTGCCGACGATCACCCGCGCGGGACGTATATTCTCGCGCTTTCTGGTCATGTTGTCTGCGTGCAGGATGGTGTAATTTACGACAGCTGGAACAGCGAGAACGAAATCCCGCTTTATTACTGGGTCAAAGAAACGGAGGAAT